AGAATCGAGACCCAGCCCCTCGAAGATGATCCGCGTCCATTCCATGTGATCGATGTCGATCGCGCATGTGCCGGTCCATTGATGGATGAGGCCGACGTTCCAGGTTGGATTCTTTGAATAGAAGTCGATGGCACCCTGGCCGGTGAGTGCCTTGTCTTTCTGATTCCAGGCGTAGGATGTCGGCCCCTTCTGCCCCGCCGGGATCGGAACGAGATACCAGCCAAGGTCGGTGTAGGATTTGATGCTCTCGATGATGGTCATTTATGCACGGCCTCCCCATTGTTCAGCCATCGCTTGGGCGATGCCTTCAAACGTCCTGCTTCGTTCTTTCCAGCGATCTGGCCCCGGCGGCATCTTGTGAATGCGCGCCTCTCGGCCTTCCACGATGTTGGTCGGCGTCAGCTTCGGCAGGTTCTTGAGCCAAAGGCAAGTTGCCTTCGTTTCCCCATGCCCGAATTGCCACGGTTGGATGATCTGGTCTGGCTTGCGAATGCGGCTCGATATGATGCTGATCGGGTTCTCCAAAGCAATGCGCGGGATGGGAGCGTCCATGAGGCGATGCACAAAATCGAGCGCCTCGGCCTGTTCGATCTGCTTGTCCTTGAACCATCGAGCACCAGAAACGGCGAGATGAGTGCAAGGCGGGTGAGCGATCATCAAATCCCAGTTGCGGTGCAAATGCTGAAGCACATCTCCGTGGATATGATTGCCAAGGCGTTCGGTCGGCAGCAGGTCACAAGACCAAGCATCGTGGCCTCTGGCAGCGAAAGCATCCCGCACCGTGCCAGAGTATTCACAAGCGATTAATACCCTCACTGCTGCTTCTCGCCAAAAAACTCCGTGAGCAGCTTGATGGTCTCATATCGAGCGCCGGGAGCGCCATCACGAATCGCCTTCACGGTATTGTAGGAGAGGCCGGTGGCCTTGACGATTTCGGGAATATCAGCCCCGGTAAGGCGGGCACGAATCTCTTCGATGGATAGCACGGTCATTCTCCTGCTTGGTGATTGCAATTTTTTCTATTGCACGCATTTCAGAAATATGCAATAAGCCATTCCGTTGAGAGGAAAGGAGTTGCCATGAGCAGCAACGTAACGGGCCTTTGCGGGGCCTGGCTTGAAGCCAAACGCCGCGAGGATGAGGCCAAAGAGGCCCGCATCAAGATCGAAGAAGAAATCTCCCAGGCACTGGACGCGAAGACCGAAGGCGCAATCACGCACAAGGTCGAGCCGTACAAGGTGACACTCACCCAGCCGATCTATCGCAAGATCGATCTGGCAATCTGGGAGACCGTCAAGCACGACATGCCCGCCGAAGCTTGGCCGATTAAGGTCAAGATCGAAGTGGACGATGCCGGATGCAAGTGGCTTCTCAAGGAGCGGCCCGATCTCTGGTCCATCGCTGCCAAGGCAATCACGGCCACGCCGGGGAAGATCGGCGTCAAGGTGGTGGCAGAATGATTCCGGGATTGGACTTGTACTCTGTCGCTGATGCGTTGCAGAACGCACGCGATCACATCATGCAAGCTAGGGGCAGCATCAATCGCAACCGTGAGATCGATCTTGCGATTGAGAATATACGGGACGCGATGAAACTACTCGGAATGAAGGAGGCCGAGAACGATGGCAATTGATCTGAAGAAATTGGAACGCCCGAAAGGGCAACGGCCCATCATCGCAACAGTTTTCGGTGAAGGCGGCATGGGCAAATCAACCTTGGCTGCAATGTTTCCGAAGCCGGTGTTCATCCGCACCGAAGACGGAACCGCCAGCTTGGCTGGCAACGATGAGGTGATGCTTTTCCCTCTGGTGTCCTCGAGCCAGGAAGTGCTTGACCAGATCGAGGCATTGGCAACGCAGGAGCACGACTTCAAGACGGTCGTAATTGACAGCATTACGCAGCTTGCCACGCTCATCGAGCATGAGATTGTTGCAGCCGATCCCAAGGCCAAGAGCATCAACCAGGCCGGTGGCGGATACGGAGCGGGTTACAACACCGCCGCCGAGAAGCACCGGCAGGTGCGGGAATGGGCTGGCGCACTGGCCTACGAACGCGGAATGAACGTTGTCTTCATCGGCCACGCTGACACCGAGACGCTCGATCTGCCAGACTTCGATCCATTCGCCAGATACACGGTGCGGATGCACAAGAAGTCGTTGCCTCACTATACCGATAACGTGGACCTAGTGGGGCTGATCCGGCTCAAGACATACGTTCGCGGCGACGGCGACAAAAAGCGGGCGATCAGCACAGGCGACCGGGAAATCATCTGCTTCCCGCAAGCCTCGAGCGTGACGAAGAACCGTTTCAACATCACCCAGCCGCTGCCGTTCACCTTTGAGAGCGGCAACCCTTTTGAAGCCTTTGTAGCAAAGTAGGAGAAGAGAATGAGACTGAATGGATTCGATGCGAATGTCGTGGAGCCGAGTGCGCCGCGCGAAACGATCCCGGCTGGCAAGTACAAGGCCGTGATCACCAAGAGCGAGGAGCGCCCCACCAAGGCACAGACCGGCTCGATGCTGGTGCTGACATGCCAGATCATCGAAGGGCCGCACCAGGGCGTTAGCCTGATGGACCGGCTCAACCTCAACAACCCGAACAAGACGGCGGAAGAGATTGCCCAGAGGACGCTCTCGGCCATCTGCCGGTCGGTTGGTGTCATGATGCCGAACGAAAGTTCGGACCTCCACGACAAGCCGATGATGATCACGGTAAAGGTCAAGCCCGCAGAGGGCAACTATCAGGCATCGAACGAGATTGCTGGATACGAGCCGTGCGAAGGCGGCGCATCGGCTGCTGCACCTGCGGCGGCTGCAACGCCACCCTGGAAGAAGAAGTAAAGCGAAGCGGGGCGGCTCTCACGGGTCGCCCCAATTACGAGGGAAGATTGTGCAGCATGGATCATATTAGAGATTACTGGAAAGACCCGGTCAAGAAAAAGGCTAGGCTTGAAAAAATGGCGCATACACGATTTTTAAATAAACAGATTGAGATGAAGCGTCGGAGCCAACAGCTCTCTGAGTTCGATGAATTGTCAAGATCGATTGTACGTCTAAAAAAACAAAAAGATGAACTCGAAGCAAATATCAAACAGATACTCCCACAAACAAAAACAATATTTGAAGACGCATGCTTGACGGATATTACGATCCATAACGAGTTTGAAATAATTGCAGCATCTGTACCGTTTAAGCCTATGTGCGGAATTTACTTTTTGATAAAAGAGAAAAAAGTTGTTTATGTTGGGCAATCAGTAAATGTACCGGCTAGGGTTGCCTCACATTTTCATGACAAGCAAAAATCTTTTGAGAATGTTGCGATTATTGAGTGTCATCCAGATCAATTAGATGTTTGGGAGACCTTGTATATCCATTTGTTAAGGCCAGAACAAAATGGAAAAGGCAACACAGAATCGGGAAAGACAACCCCTATGAGCCTAAAAGAGATTATACGTCAGATAAACACTAACAAGAAAGAGGAATTGGACAGAAGACACATCAAAATTGCAAATGGTTTTTACGAATCATGACCACCGACACCTATGCAATCGAACGCTTCATGAAGCAGCAGCTAGACGGCAATTTCTGGAGCTTTGATGTCGAAGGCCGCATCGTTTGGAACGATGTTGACGTTGACTATATGCCGCAATTCAAACGCTACACGTGGACAGATGGAGAAGAAGATCGGCCAAAGACGCAAATGGTTCGCCGCGATTGGTCGATGGATGACTTCCGGCGGATTGAGAAGCTGCGGATCAAGAGGCGATTCTGGAATCAAATTGCCAAGAACTTCGGTGCAAGCGACACCGCCACGAGCGACTTTTACAAGCGTGTCATTGCCCAGCAAAACGAGAACATGACGAAAGAAGTCACAATCAGGCGGATGAAGATCATCAAATGGATGCACGACGAAGGAATCAATGCAAAAGCAATTAGCATGTTTATGCACTATGATCGAAGGATGATCGAGAGCGTTACAGGGAGGGAAGAGGAATGAAACTCGACATGACATCGCCAATCGTAAAGGCGATCTATCAGCGATACGAAGACAACCGCCGCAACGCACACAGGCCGCATCTTGGCGGGTCGCAGATCGGGAACACTTGCGCCCGTGCGCTTTGGTATCAGTTCCGGTGGACCTATACAGAGAAGCACGAAGGCCGCATTTTGCGCCTCTTCGAGACTGGCGAACGCGAGGAACTGCGGGTGATCCAGAACCTGCGTGCCGCCGGTTGCACCGTCTGGGATCGCGATCCGGCAACAGGCCAGCAGTTCAGATACACGGCGGTTGGCGGGCATTTCGCCTTGAGCCTGGACGGAGTGGTCGAAGGCTTGCCGGAAAGTTCCAAGGTCCACACGCTCGAAGTGAAGACCATGAGCGAGAAGTATTTCAAGGTGCTGTGCAACCTCGGAGTCGAGAAGGCGAAGCCGATCTACTATGCACAGTGCCAGATCGGAATGCACTTGAGCGGGCTGGATCGCTGCCTGTTCATTTCGGTCAACAAGAACACCGATGAGATTTATGCCGAGCGGCTTAAGGTCGATCATGCCTTTGCAGAGTCGCTTATTGAGAAGGCCAGAGCGATCATATCGACAGAACGGCCACCGCTTGGAATCAGCAATGATCCTGCATGGTTTGAGTGCAAGTTCTGTCCGTATCATTCGATCTGCCACGGAGACGGTGCAGCGGAACTAAACTGCCGCACATGCGCCTTCTCAACGGCAGAGGCTGAAGGCTGGTCCTGCGCCAGGCACAAGAAGGCACTCGATGAGATCGACCAGCGCAGCGGCTGCGGTGATCACATATACAATCCGGCACTGGTGAAGCTGCCGGTGCATGACACCGGAGAAGACTGGATCGACTACATCAACGAAGACGGCGAGATCGTGAGGAACAAGGGCAGGGAGTTTCATAATGGGTGAGCGCCCGTCTGAGTACACACGAGATGAAAACGATTGGTATGTAGAACCATCTTGGTGCATTGACGCCTTGAGATTGAGCGTTCAATTCAAAGGCTCGATCCATGATCCATGCTGCGGCATGGGAACGATTCCGAATATGCTAGGTGCAACCGGAGCTGATTTGATTGATCGTGGATATGGCTATGAGAATCAAGACTTTATGAGCGATCTTCGTGCATACGATAATATTGTAACCAATCCGCCGTATGGAATTGCACAATCAGTAATTGAACACGCCTTGAAGATCACGAAGCACAAGGTTGCCGCACTTGTTCAGATAAAATTCCTCGCATCTCAAAGGCGGCATAGTTTGTTTCATCGCCGCGAGATGCAGAAAGTGATCATGTTCAGCCGCAGACCTTCTATGCCTCCAGGCGAAATGCTGCGCGCGCATGGTGAATCTATTCGCGGTGGTGGGTCTATAGATTTCTGCTGGTGCATTTGGGATCAAGACCACATCGGCTCAACGACGATTGAGTGGGTTATCTAATGCTAGAACTCCGCCCCTATCAACGAGCCGCCATTGATGGCCTATATAATTATTGGTCAGACAAGAAAGGCGACAACCCGATCATCGTCGCCCCGACTGGCTCTGGCAAAAGCCTCATCATCGCGCACCTGATCAAGGATGCGATGAGTTATCCCGGCACGCGCGTTTTGATCTTGACGCATGTCAAGGAGTTGTTGGAGCAGAACGCCAGCGAGTTGGTGACGCTTTATCCCGATGCAGATGTTGGCTTCTACAGCGCCAGCCTCAAGAAGAAGGTGCTGCGGAAGCCGATCACATTTGCGGGCATTCAGTCGATCCACAAGAAGGCTTATGACATGGTGCCAGCGCCTGATCTGGTGATCGTGGATGAGGCGCACCTGATCCCGAAGACGGACGGCACACGCTACAATAAGTTCCTCTCGGACCTTCGCGTATGCAATCCCGGCGTGAAGGTGGTTGGCCTAACGGCTACGCCATACCGGCTCGATAGTGGCTGGCTGCACGAAGGCGACAACGCGATCTTTGATGGCATTGCATACGACATTCCGGTTGCCGATCTTATGGAGCAGGGATTCCTGGCCCCGGTGATTAGCAAGAGCGGCGTCAAGACTATCGACCTGTCGAACGTCGGCAAACGCGGCGGGGAGTATATCGAGAGCGAACTAGCCAAGGCTGCATCGGACCCGGAATTGGTAACAGAAACAGTTGCTGAAATCGTGCGCTATGGTGCGGAGCGCAAGGCGTGGCTGGTCTTCGCTTGCGGTGTCAATCACGCCGAGTTG